GGGGTGTTTTAGGTTTTAGAAACTTTTAGCTCAAGCAGTCCCCCGACGTCCAAACGACATCTTTCTACTGCGAGCCGGCCGTAGCCGATTACAAAAGTAGGACCGTAGTCCTGAATTCTGGGAACAACCGATGCGCCTCAGTGGCGTTTCGGGCTGCTAACCTACGCTGCTGCGCCGGCTAACGACATCCCAGCCTCTAGAAGAGGCATCCCGTATCTCGACACCTTGTCCGCTATATCAATTGCGCCGTTACCCAATTTCGCAGCGTGCTCCATGTGCTTCCACCACTGGTGATCAGTGGATGGTTTGTGTGATCGACACGCAGCATAAGCTGGGTTGCTAGGATCGAACCGCACACGCCACTCGCAGCAAACCAGAATCTGCAGATCAACTGCATCTGGGTTATACACGAATATTGGGTTGAAACCCTCTTGCTGAACAACGTTCGTCGCAGCCAAAGTGAAATTCCCGTCCGTCTGCTGGTTCAAAGTGGTAAAATTTGAGACCAGGCTCATGTTGTTCGGAACAGCATCAACCTGAACACCACGAAGAGCCAGCTTACCTGCTGAACAAATGCGGGGATTCGAATAGCTGACCAGTTGCTCAGCCAAGGATTCAAAGCTGTCGGTAAGAACTCCCTCCGACATGTTGACCTTGTTCTTGCAACGGCCGACATACACCATACCAGTTGAGGTTTGTAGTGCTTCGGGATTCATGATCTGAATCGAAAATGCGGCAGGAGTAACCGTAGCTGCCTGCCAGGAGGTGGAGTTCATCGAGGTGAAAGTGTATTTGTTGATGCCATTTGCGGTGTCTTTCTGAGACGACAACGCAACATTAGGGCCAAGGGCAAACACATTACTCCAAGCACCACCATCCAATCCCGTATGAGCAGTGGGTGCAAAGAGCGCAAACCGACGTTCATTGTCGGAAGACGGGTTCCAAATTTCTGTCGTACGAACAACAGCGTAGGGTGCAACCGCTCGCGGAAGCGGCAGATGTGCTGGATGGAACGCGTCCCAACATGCAGACCCCACACTCCTCTGAACCTGCTTGCGTCTCCTTGCATTTCCTCCTCCTTTGCCCGTACCAATCGGTATTGTCACTGACTTGCCCGCTCCCTGAGTCACGCCTGTCAGCAGTACCGTCTCGGTCGGTTTCGCCTGTCGAGATGGTCCCGGTCCTCTGCTTCTTCGGCTGGCAGTCATTGATAACTGTACAAGCCCAAAACATAAACTGTACACACACCTCAACCTTCCAAATCAAAAGTTAGCCAGGATGGTCCGTAGTACCATTTCTGCCCCAATATTTTAGAAGGCGGGCGTCATCAGTTGGCTCCTTCAGGAGCCCCCTGGCGATCTCACGGGTTCCATGCCTTGCGTGCGGCTTCGCGCACGCAGAAAGGCATGTGAGACATGACATCCTTCCCATCATCGTTAATCTGTACAAATGGGAAGTGGCCGGCTACTTCCAGCATCTCATCTGGCGTGACTTCAGCCTCCATTGACATAGCAATCAACTCGCGCTGCTGATCGAGTTCCGGGTATAAACATTCTGATACCATGCCTGAGATACGATCTCCAAGACAAGATAACTTTACTTGTTTCACCCGGCCTGTACCCTCGACGTCTGTACATATGTTTAGCAAATGCGAATCGACTTGAGAGTCATACGAGACCTTGACGTCATCCGGATCCTTATCCTTGTAAGCAAGAGCAGCATGTTGCTCTGCCAAGTTCATGAGACCCTTTGACATAAATTCAATCTTGCCAGAAAACATGAGTGCAAGAGACTGGAAGCGGGCTGCCATAGCCGCATGCGGATGCTTTTGATCCGCAACGCAGGCTGCACCCACCTTTGTGAGGGTACGTTTGAAATCTGGCACCCAGCAAGCTCCAGTCTCTGTGACAACTGGAAGGCCATCCTTAACTGCAAAATGCAGGCCCACAAACTCCAAACGTCCGTCGGTCACGAACTTGAGTTTGGTCTCATACCCGAGATCCCGGAAACGCTGCTCAATCGCTGGTTGGAAATCCATCAACCAACGCTCAACTCCACCGCCTACGTCATCACCTTCTACTCGGATGTACAAGCGGAATGTCTTGCCTCCGCCTGAATCTGGCCATGACCTGAAAGTCATCTTGTGTTTTCCTTCGGCCAGAAAAGTTTTGCCAGTTTTCTTATTCAAATTGAACAAGGTGTAAGAATCTGGCGTTAGGGCTGTTGTCGTTGCACAAAGCTCATTCAGGAAGTTAATGGTTGATGTCAACTTCCATCCTGAAGCCATGTACCAATCCTTGAAGGACAAAGTGGCTGATGTAGAATTCTTGCCCTTGCCGAGAGTGATTTTGATCTTCATGCCTTGCTTGTCAACAAAGAACTTGAAATTCAATTTGTTCCCAAGCGGATCTGTAAATTTGTCTGACATCACTCCGGCGATCTTCTTGAAAATCTTAAAGAATCCACTCATCGCCCCTTCTGAAAAAGCACCCACTCGTTCATGGAGTTCCATGCCGGTCTGATCTACTTCCAGACCTGCAAATTTCTTGACCTTGGCGCGGTTTCCATCAGGACCCTTTCCACAGCCAAAATCTTTCAGCTCACGTGCAAACTTCTCAGCAAAGTCTCGCTTATCCATATGCTTGATAGACAAGCCCTCCATGACCTTACTGAAAACTATCTCATCAACCACGTAAGCAAACACTCCATTCATAAGCATATTGTAAAAGCCTTCGTCAACAATACCACGCGGGTACTTCTTAGCCTTAGCAATCACTTCATGCTTAACCGACAATTTTCTGCGACACAAGTCAGGGATCTTCTGGATGTCAGTAACTAACAATTCCTTCCAATACTCATCTAACTGTTCAGCAGTGAGTTTCTTCTGACAAATCTCAATCGCAGAAGGTGCTTCTTTCAACACCTCAAGAATGTTCTCCTCAGTGAAAACATTTTCGACCAAAGCGTCGTAGCATTTCTGAAGAGCCTTAGCTGCATCAGTGGTGCAATCATAAGTCTGTTTGGTCTCTGTCCTACCCTCAACAACTGACACCTTGTTCATTGGCCAGGTGGGGTCATACACATAAGGAGGAAACAACAACGGACCACATCTCCGAGTTTTGTCCGAATAAGTGCACTCATACTCAGTGCCCTCCGGTGGTACAAAATATGCAGGACACGCAGAAGTCTCAGTACTTAATCTGCTCTCGGCCAGAACCGCATCGACATCTAGAGATTTGCCCGTAAGCTTCTCATAATTCTTCGGATCAGCCTTGGTCACTGCAAGTTGAGGCAACCTTCCATCTTCTTCTTCGGCTTTCATTTCAGCATCTTCTTGACCATTCAGCTCAAGACATTCACCATGTGTCTTTCGAACGAGCTCAAATCGCCCTGCCCACATGATCGTCTTGGTCTCATTGATAAGCCGTGAGTGATAGAAGGGTCGGAACAAGTCCCTGCCGAAAAACGTCCATCTAACACGACGCAATGCAATGTCTTGTAGGGCCAGCATGCGTGGATAGTGGTCGATTAGGAACTTGTGAGCAATACTAAAGTTGTCACCCATCGTATCGCACCAGTTCACAAGGTAAGACTGCGGCTTCTTCGTTGCAATCATAGAATGAGCATGAATAACCGTCATCTGCCTGTAAAACTTTTGTGACACGTAGATGTCATGACACTCAGTTTCAGCCTTGCCCTTTGACAACCAATAACTTTGCCGAAAGTCTGCACAACGATTGCAGTACTTCGGTAAGTGGCACTTAACCAGGTAATCATTAGGCTTGCTCAATTCCGACAAAGCTTGAGCAGAACAAAACGTGCAAAAGGATGTGAGAGGAATGGTGTTGTCAAATTCACCACTCCACCTCAAACTACGAGCAAGAGGCACATTGTTATGAAAGACGTCCGCCGTCATCTTATCAATGAATAAATGCCTCAGTGTCCACCCCAGGGGTCTCGATGGACACGACCAAAAGTCCAGGTAATCGCCTATGACATCACTGCGCTCTGGCAGTGGATCCCAATTGCAGAATCCTTCATAGAAATAACCTAAAACATCCATCACCGGATCAACAGTAGCATGACAAACAATTTCATTGACAGTCTTGAGCAAACGAGTAGCAAACCATCTTGGACGGCGCTCATCAATCAGGACTTCAAAATCTACTGGACCTGGTTCAGGCATCAAAAGTTCGGTCCACTCCGGACCGTTGGCAGGTGCTAGCCAATTGACAAAAGTTGCATCATCATTAATTACTTCCATTTCAGACCCTTGAGACATTGAGGGCTCACTGGCGAGACGTATCTCTCCCGTGCGTCAGTCAAGGAGTGGCAACAGGGCCCACACCAAGACCTAGGCCGCAGAAGCGGACCACCCCTATGGTGAATAACGAATGATACAATCCGTAGGGCAATATCAGGCTGGCTAGACCTGACCCTCTGACACGAGCTTACATACCATACCATCTCATACCAGACAAATTATTCTGATAAGGACTCCAAACATTGAGGGTACATGCTTGGGGACATGGCGCCGTGCCCTGGCCTTCAAAGCAACCACGTGAGTTGCAAACCACCCCAAGGCCAGG